GCCGGGTCAAAAATCACTTCAAGGTCTTTTAAGATAACATCGTAAGTTGTTTCAGCATCTGTACGAGTTGTAAAATAACCTTTGTCTTCAGTATATGATACTTGAGTTGATGCTCCAGTAATCTGAGACTGTGAGTTTTTAATAATGTGACCAACGATACCATCAGTATAGTTGATTCCATTTTGACTTGCGGAGTTTCCAAAAAGCATAGCTCTTTCAATGTCCACTTTATGTTCACGAAGTTTTAGATTCCATATTCTGTCCCACTCACTAGCATAGCCACGGTAAACCGTTGCTCTTGCAGTATTAGTAAGTTCACAGGCTGTCTTAAATATTTGACAATACCCATTACCATTTTCTAATTCACGAGACCAAGAATCAGGAGAACCTGAACCTTCTTCGAATGCACTTCCAATAACTGTACACTTTTGACCATCAACAACACCAGTTGTACTACCAGTTGCTGCGGAAATTGTACGACCAGTAAAGGTAGTTTCAGTGCTACCAGCGACAGGAGCAGACTCAACACGGACAATAGCTGTCTCGGGTTCGTTTGTGCTCGCATTTGTTTCGCCAATTGCAAATACCATACCTTTAATAATCCAATCAGGAGCTGCACCTGCACCGTCATCAACGGTGTAAGTAAGTGTGCTACCTGCGGCTGGAACAGTATGAGATGCATCTAGTGCAAATGTTCTATCCGCCATTTGGATTTTATTACGGTCTTTTAACCATCGGAACTGCGGGTCGTCCGTTGGAACTTTAGCAACTTTGGATAAGTAAACGAAAAATGGAGACTCATCAGGGGCTAAATCAGCGATTCTATCACTGAAATTATACAGCCGCCTTGATGGTATCACACTATCAATTACTGCACCGGGGTCACCAAACTTTAACGGGCCGGGATTATTATAACTTGGCATTATATATATCCTTCCTCAGTTTATTGTTTAAAGTACGCTATTACGGCTACCAGCATTTACAATACCATCCCACATCTTGTTTTCTTCAGACTTAGGTGAGCTTGGTGCTCCACCTTGAAGAACTCCAGCTGTGCGAGGTTGCTGTTGAGCTGCTTGTACTGCTTGTGCCGTTTCAGGGACGTTACTTTTTTTATTAACGTCTCTATATAGCTTTACCAGATTCGATAAGCCAACTTGCTCTTTGGGTTGCGAAACAAACCCCATAAACTCTTGAACATCATTGTCCGAAAACTTATAAGTGTTACGTAACTCATTAACAGTATTGTTGTATGTTATCTCTTCTGTCATCTGTCGTTTTTGCTCACTCAATGCATTATTCACTACATTATTCATCATGCCTACCTCTTGGTTGACACGAAACTTAAATGATGGTGATTCTGAATTATAGTAAGCATCCCAAGGGTTAAAGTCCTCAGCGGATAATCCCTTCTGAGGTTCTTGCTGTGCTTGCTGTTGTTGTGGTTGTCCATTTATGTTCTTCTGTAATACGTCAACAAGGTCAGGTCGTGATTCTAACAAATCCCCCAATGGCTCAAGCCTTTTAAGCTTATCATTCTCCGCTTGGGTTCTGTCATACATTGACTGGAATTTACGGGCTTCAACTTCCCACTCATTCTCAGGAATTATTTCCTGTTGTACTTCAACTTCTGGAGCTGAAAAGTCTACTTGCTCATTCTGAGCAGCAGGCTCTGTGTACTGTTCTTCTGCTTCCGCTCTTACTTCACTAACGATATCTGGGCCATTATCAACCAAGCCATCAGCTACGGGTTGGGCCTCTGTCTGTGCATTGTCCATATTGTCTCCTTAAGATGTCCCGAAGGTTTCTGGAGCCGAACTAGCATCTGCTCTAACATTTGCTAATTTCTCCGCTTCGAGCTTCACCTTTGTTTGTAGATTGTTTAACTGAACTCTTCTGTCAGCTTTGGCGTCTGATGCAACATCCGCTAATCGAGATTTAAATTTCTCAACCTCGACACGCTTTCTGTCGCTAACAGACTCCCTTTGGGCAGTCTGGAGGTCTCCCTCCAAATTCTTTATTTGCTCACCCATCGCCTGAACTTGTTGCATGAGTTGATTCTTCTCATCAGTCCGACGAAGGATAGCTTCTTTATCAAATATTTCTGGATTCTTCTTTAACACTTCTACCTTATCTACGATACCCATTTGATAGGCTTCCATATACACACCTAGCTCTGCCCACTTATTGGTTGGCAAAGTAGAGCCCGGTTCAATACGTATATCGTGTTGTCCTAAATTATGTCTTTCTTTTTTAATGTCTAAGATAGCGCCTACTTTATCATCATATGTATTTACTGTAGCTTCAGTTATATCGTTGTTTGCGCTATTTAAACGGAAAATCTTTTTGTAAGTATAGTGACCTTTAGATAGGTTATATAAGACTTGACCTAAACGATTGATACTAAACTCAATATCTCTTAGTTTTGATTTAGGTCTATCGGTTCCTAGTGCTATCATCCGCTCTGTACCTTTTACAGTATCCGGTGCTTTCTCTGCGAAACCATGCATCATTTCAGGTAAACCAAATGTAAAATCAATATAGAACTCACATTGTTGGATTAGTTTATAAAATTCACCTGCTAATGGTTGGGGTGCAGGAAAGTGGGGTTCACCTTGAGTGCTGTCTACTTCTATGACTGCATTCGGGTTAGCCCAATCTCTTTCTAATTGACCTAGGTCTTCTACACTACCTAGTGGTACTAATAGTTTTAATCCACCAGAAGCTTGAGCATGGGATAAAGCAAGTGACCATAGCTTATTAAGTAATCGTTGCATTGGGCGAGCGCGAGATACATCTGACTTAGGATAAGGGGTTTCTGTAAATACATTTGGTATAGGTACTATTGGATAATGGTCTGTGTTTAAAATAGTTTCATATAATACAACTTGGCCAATAGAAGCACATACTTTAACTCGTGTTTGTTTAACCGGTATAATTTGATATTGACTTGCTTCTATCTGCTCTCGATTGTTCTCGATAAATTCTTCATACTCCTGCTCACTAAAGATAGCTTCTTCACCTGACTGCATATCAATAACACGGTAAAAACTAACCTTTACTTTATAGAAACGCTCTAAGACTTGATATTTATTTCTTTCAAAGTAATCTAAATCTTTTGCCTCTGCTGGTGTAAATACCTTTTTACCATTATTGTTCATTGCATCTGGGTAATCTTCTTCCATATAGGTATCAAGGTCTTGAATGATACCTTCTTCCATCTCACCCGTTTCTGGGTTTTCTTGTTCACCTAATTCTGGGTAGAGGCTGACAACTTGTTCACCCGTGAGGATAGTAGAGAGGATAACACCTTCAGCGTCATCGAACCATCGGTTGCGAGTATTTGGAGAGACATATACCCTGAATGGGTTGACATAAGTGAACTTGACATCGCCTCTACCAAAATCTGATTCGGGGTCTACATATGAATATAGATATCCCATTCCGGTAGTAGCATAATCATGGATAGCTTGTTTTAACTGCCAGTCTCCATTAGAGTTACCCCACACATAACCCATGATAGTTCTCCACACGGAAGCAACCTTAACATCGGAATCTTCTCTAGGGGTCATGGTAAACGCTGGGGCTCTGGAAGTTAATACAGCTTTAAATTTTTCTACAGCTGGCCCAATCCTGTCCATGGGTACGTCAGCTTGATTACGAGACTGTAGTTCATCTACTTCATCACTACTAAAGTGATTACCGTGGTAAAAGTCTACATCATATCTTGCTTCTGTATCCCAATCGGAACGTGCATTGCGCCAACGACGATAAAGGTCTTGGTTATAATCGGCGCGTTTATCTTTATCTAATGTCACTATATAGGCTCGTTAGCTAAACGTTGAACCAAAACCCTTCCAAGTAAACTTTGTACTTGTGGGTTTAATGTTTCAGGTGCAATTGCTTTACGCTGCAATAGACTTCGTTGTCTTCTGGATAGCGGTGTTTCTATTCCCATTGACTGCATATAAGCAGAAGAAAGTTTCGGAACTGTTAATTTTACTTTTGGATTTTTTGCAAATTCATAGTTATCAGCAGGACGAATCCTTTTATCTTCGCTTATATTGCCCATAAGAGAATCAAGGCTTTGAGGTTTTACTAAACCTTGTGCTATTGCTTCTTCTATTGTTCCTGTACTAGTAGGTGCATCCGTTCCTCTTTCCCCATACTGCATCGCTGCTTCAAACTCGGGGTTAGACATAGGAGCATCAAAGTTTGGAAAACGATTCTCCAAACCTTCTAAACCAGCCACATTATATTTTACTTCTCCACCTTTTTGCATACTCTTACGACCAGTTCGAGGCATCTTAGACTTTTTCATTCTTTGTAATAATCGTAAAGAATCTAATTGCGGGTCAATAGTATCACCGGTAAGTGCGTTTAATTTATTCCTTCTGTCGCTCTCCATATAATAATTTAACAAATCATCTAAATTACCCATGGTTGTATCAGGCCCCATTAAGCTATCAGGTGGGCCATACATTTGTGGATTACGAATCTCTTGCTGCTTACGAGGCTGCATCTGTCCACCCTGCTGGTATTGCTTAATCATACCACCTTGTTCTTTGTTTTTTCCAAGAAGCTTATTTAAAAAACCAAAACCTTTTTTCTTAACATTTTCTAATGGAGACGGTGATTCTAATTGGTCAAAATAACCTTCTACCAATGCAGCTGGCAATGAGTCTTCAGGAGAAAAAGCCATTTTACTCCTAGCATCTAAAGCTGCTTTTTGCATAGCCATAGACATATCCGAAGACATTCTTGGGTCTGATAAATAATATCTT